GTCGGTGTCGACGAGGATTGCCCCGGAGGTGTCCTGGGAAATCTCGTTCGATTCCTTGTTCCAATACCACGCGAAGCCGGTCTCCACACCCCTGATCCCGACGCTTGCCGGGATGCCGTTGAGCGCAACCGACGGCTCCTGGCCAATCGGGAAGGCGACCGTGAACGTACGCCGCGTCCCGTCTCCCGTGAAGTACTCCGTGCGGAGATCCGTCAGATCCTTGCCGCCCCTGATGTACTGCCGGTTGCGGTAACTCCCGCGAGGGCGCCGGACGGCCATCGTCCGGACCGTGGTACCGGTCGCGTCGAAGGGCGCCGCGATCGTGTCCGGCGCGCGCAACCGAAAGACCTTCGAGTAATCGATCTCCCACGCGTACCCCGTCTGCTCGCTGACCCAATTCAACGCCTCCGCGAGCGTCACATAGGAAAAGAGCTTGCGCGTGATCGTCGCGCCCGGTTCGATAAAGCCGATCGTGACTCCTTCGTCGCCGAGATATTGCGTGACGAGATCGGTCGTGATCGCTTCGATCGTCTGGTTCTCGTAGACCTCCGCGACAAGAAAGCGATCGGCGAGTTGGTTGTAATCGACCGCCGTCAGGCTGATGTCGACGACCTCGCCCGGCGGCAACAGATTCGCCGCTGGTTCCTCGACCGTCCCCGCAAACAGAATCGGCGGAGGGGATCCGTCGCCTTCGACGCGCACCTCCTCGCCCGTCGGAATCGTGACCGCCGCCGTCCCATCCCGCAGGAGTGCATGCAACGTGTTGCGCGCATTCATATCGTCCGAGATGTCGAGGCTCCCCGGCTGGACCGCCGCCGTGTAATCGATCCCGCCGATGAGCACACGCACTACTTGACTCCATGCGCCGCCAACTCGTAGGGCATGTGTTGGAGGACTTGCCGCGCGACGACGCGGCCGTCGAGATAGGTCGAGAGATGGATCTCGATCGGGCGCCCGCCGCCGCCGGTCGAGAGTCGCGCGGCATTCGCCAGCTCAATCGCGGGCATCGCGCGCATGAGCCCGGAGAACCATTCGTTCTGTTCCCCGGTCAGCACGCGCTCGCCCGCGCGGAGGAGGCCCATCACGTTCCCCACGCCGCCGACCAACCCGCCGCCGTGGCACTTCGACCCGCCGATCAGGGAAATGATCGCGTCCTGCGCCTTGTCGAATTCGTCTTTCGTGTCCGCGGAGAACGCGGCCTTGATCAGATTGTCCGCCGTGCCGCCAGGGTCGCTGTCGCCCAATTCCTCGAGCCGCTTCGTGAGCATCGTCGACGCCGCTTCGTACCCGCCGTACTGCGCCCAGAACTGGTCGCGGGCGGGATTGACCACGGTCCCTTCCTCTCCGCCGCCGAACAGCTTTTTCAACCCATTCCACAGCGCCATGATGAGTTGCACCGCCGCGGCCGCGGCCGAGGCAATCCCGCCGATCCCCGTCGCAATCCCGGCGAGCCCAGAGAGGATCGAGCCGTGCCCTAATGCCTCAAAGCCGCCCTTCATCGTCGCGAGCCCTTTGTTCGCGAGGTCAATGCCCGCGATGTTCGCGCCAATGAGTTGGAACGTGCGCCCGAGCGAGTCGCCCGCAATCTGCGAGAACACCATGAACGCCTGGGACAACTCCCCGATCGACGTCTGCCACGTGTCCGTATACACCTTGTTCTCTTCAATCAAGGTGCCGTTCGCGCGGAGATTCCCGATTAGCTTGTCGAGGATCGCGTTGTAGTCGTCCGCGCTCTGCGTCGACGTCGTGTGCCATTGGACGTTCGCGAATTGCAGTTCGTGGAGTTTGACGATCAAGGCTTCCGCCGCCGCCGCGGCTTGGTCCTCTGTTAAGGTGACCGTCGCGAACGTCTTCGCGACGTCCTCGATCGGCGCGGCCTGAAATTTGTCGATCTCCATCTGCCAGAGGCCCTGCGCGTTCATCACATCCGAGTACATCTTCGCGTAGGCTTTTGCGGTATCGTCTGCGGCTTTCTGCGCCGCTTTGGCTGCATCCTCGTGGGACTTCGCGAGCTTCTGTCCGATCTCTTTGTTCAGTTCTTGCGTGATTTTGTTGACCTCGCCGCTCGATAGGGTGAGGTCTTTGTGTGCGTTGACTAATCCCATCGCTTTCGGCTGGACCTTCGCGATCATCTGTGAGTATTCGTCCATGACCTCGGTCGCGTCGGCGCTCTGTTTCCGCAGTTGCCCAAATGATTCCCCCGTCGAGTCCGCGGCAAATTGAAATTTCGCGACCTCGAGTCCGGCTTCGATTAAGGCCCCCGTCCAGGCTTTGAGCGTGATCTTGCCTTGCTCCCACACGCGGTCGAATTTGTCTGCGCTGTCGATCAGATTCTGCGACAGGATCGGGCCGGTCTTCTCGACTTGGTCGACCAGTTTGCCCATGTCGGCGGTCACGGCCTTCAGATATTGCGACCCATTCCGCCCGAACAACTCCATCATGATTGCGGAGCGTTCCATCGGATTCGGGATCTTCGAGACCGCTTCGCCGATCGCAATGAATGCCTTGTCTGGACTCATCGCGATCAATTGGTCGACGTTCAGTCCCAACGTCCGGATCGCGTTCGCCGCGCCCGTATCCCCACCGACGAGTCGTTTGGAGAGTTGCGCGATCCCGTTCGCAAGGTCATCGACCGTGACGCCGGATCCCGCCATGACGTAGTTCAGCGCCTGGAGGCGCGACGTCGAGATACCGGTCTGGGTGGAGAGATCGCCGATGTCGTCGGCGAACTTCAAGACCTCCCGTCCGTACGCGATGATCGCCGACGCCGTGAAGGCGCCCGTAAGGGTCTTGGCGAAGGAGAGCAGGGATTTCTCCATGCCCTCCGTCGTCGATTTGCTCTTTTTGGCGTTGGTCTCGAATTCGGCCGTGTCCAGCTTCAGGAGCGCGCGGAGGACGCCGACGATAATGTCGTCAGCCACGGCGCGACACCTTGCGCAGCGGGATGCCCATTTGGGCGGAGAGGATGTGCATCACGGCCAATTGCTGATCCCTCGTGGGGGCTCGCGCCGCCCGTTTCGCCCGGAGCAACGACTCCAATGGCGGGACTTTCTTCTGTCGGTGCAACATTTCGACATGCCACGCCTGGACCATGTCGCGATCGAACTCGTCCTGCCGCCGTAACTTTGCCGCCTCGAATTCCCGCGCTAATTCCCGCGGCGAGAAATCCCAGAACTCGTCTCGGCCCACGCCGCACCGCCGCGCCTGGATGTACAGGTCGCGCCAGTTCGTCAATGCGCGTGAGCCGCGGGAGGGTTTCCCGCGTCGGAGTCGGCCCCGTTCGGCTTCGCCGCCGTCGTATCAATCGCCTGCCGCCCGAGCGCGGCGAGGAGTTGATAGAACACCATCGGCCCGCCCGCCGCATCAATCCATTCGCCAACCGCCTCCTCCGTGGGAAAGTCCTTGTGGTGATGTTTCTGGAGGAGCACCCACGTCAGATAGCGCATGGCGCGGAAATTCAACCGTCCCGCTTCCGCGAGGAGCACGCCGACATCCTTTCCCGTCTTGTCTTCAATCGCGCACGCGGCATTCATCGACAGCTTCAGGACAAAGGTCCGCCCGTTGACCGGAATCGAGACTTCGCCCGCTTCAGGGTTCGCTAACATCGATCACCGCCTTACGGGAGATTCGCCGAGTAGTCCTGGAGCGGCGTGACTTCCACCATCAGCGGCACCAGGGCGTCTTCGCCGATTTCCCCGATCTGACATTTCGTGATACAGCCACGGAACGGCAACTCCGTCCCCGGACTGCCATCAAAGAAAATCAGCTTCATGTTCTTCTCTTCGCGGCCCCGCCACATGGCAAAGAGTCCACCGTTCTGGAAGATGCCAGACCCCCCGCCCTGGTTGGACTGACTCTCGTGTCGCGGGTGATAAATCATCTCGATCGAAAACGCGCCCGAGTCTCGGAGGCCCGCTTTCTTCTCGCGATGCGCTTCTGGTGAGCGCAGATGCGTCTTGTCGAGGACGGCGGTATTCATGTCGCCGGGAGTGATCCGTTTCACGTACGGCACCGCCTCGAAATTTTCGGGACTCGATCCGTCGCCGATCAACCACTGCGTGCCATAGCCGTGGATGCCTTCGGCTGCGTAGAAGCTACCGGTCATGTCCGACATTGTTGTGACTCCTGGTTTAAGCCGAAATCCGCGCCCACTGCACGTCGTAATCCTGCTGAATCCGCAACACGCGGACGACGTCGCCCTCGAACACTTCCCGCCGGTTGATCTGCCGTGCGATCCGCACATGGAAGAGCGCCGGACTCCCGCCGAGCGCCCCAGTCCATCCCGAGAGCGCGATCGGCGCCGGGACCGGCGCCCCCCACACGCCGTTAATCGCATCCGCGAGATCGCACGCCTGCCCGTAGGGGTCGCTCGCCGCCTCTGCGGCGAACGCGTCGATCTGGATGCGCGTGTCGACCGTCGAGACCTCGCCGCGTAAGTGATAGTCGCGGACTTCGGAAATCGTCTGCGCCCGAACGCACGGCATCACGGAGTTTTGCCGCACGATCACCGCATAGACTCGGTCACCCACGAGCGCGACGACCTCCGGAATCGCGAGGATCCGATCGATGACCGCCTGCGTGATCGTCACGATTGCCCTTTCGGCGCACGCTTCTTAATCGACGCCCAGAGCAACGTCCGCAGGATGCCCAACGCGTCCCACACGCCGTGATCGAACGCCGGCCGGAACCACGCATGCGCCGCCTGCCGGACCGTGCCGAATTCGAGGAAGCCGCCCCAGAAGACGAAGTCCGGACGCTTCTCCGGCCCGAGCGCGACGACCAACTCGTCGCCGCGCGAAACGTTTTGCGTCCCGAGGTTGTCTTTCAAGTGCGGCCCGGC